TGAGTTATCAATTAATGGTGACTTGTCTTATTTAAATTTAGACTGGAAACCAGTAGCAGTATTATCTAAGTTTGTAGATATTGTAGTTAACGGTATGACTGACAAAGGTTATGAAATAAAATCGTTTGCTAGTGATCCTTTTGCGATTAAACAAAGAACTCAATATGTTTTTGACGCTATAAAAGATATGCAAAGCCGTGAGCAGATTGAGTCTTTAAATCAAGCAACAGGTCAAAACTTTTATTCTAGTGTAAATCCAGATGCTTTACCTCAAAACGAAGAAGAGTTAGAGCTTTATATGCAATTAAGCTATAAACAATCTATAGAAATAGCAGAAGAAGAGTTAATTGAAAATGTATTTAATTATAACAAATACGACGAAATAAAAAAAAGATTAGCTTACGATTTAGTTGTGTTAGGTATAAGTTGTGTTAAAACAGATTTTAATTTAGCAAATGGTATTACTGTTGATTATGTAGATCCTGCTAATTTAGTATATTCATATACAGAAGATCCTAACTTTGAAGATGTATATTACGTAGGTGAAGTAAAAAGTGTAAGTTTAGAAGAGGTTAAAAAGCAGTTTCCATATTTAACTGATGCTGAGCTTGAAGAAATACAAAAATACCCTGGTGATTCTAACTACACTAGAAACTATTGGGGTCAAGATGATAACTATAATAATGTACAAGTTTTATATTTTGAATATAAAACATACAACAATCAAGTATTTAAAATTAAACAAACAGATCAAGGTTTAGAAAAAGCATTAGAAAAACCAGGTGATTTTAATCCACCTGAAAATGAAAACTTTGAAAGAGTACATAGAGCTATAGAGGTTTTATATAGTGGGGCTAAAATACTAGGGCAAGAAAAAATGCTTAAATGGCAACTTGCTGAAAATATGACAAGACCATATAGTGATCAAACAAAGGTTCAAATGAACTACTCTATATCTGCCCCACGTATATACAAAGGTAGAATAGAAAGTGTTGTAAGTAAGTGTGTTGGTTTTGCTGATATGATTCAACTTACTCATTTAAAAATACAACAAGTATTAGCTCGCATGGTACCAGATGGTGTATTTGTAGATGTTGATGGTTTAGCAGAGGTTGATTTAGGCAATGGTACAAATTACAACCCGCAAGAAGCTTTAAACATGTACTTCCAAACTGGTAGTATTGTTGGTAGATCTAAAACAACAGAAGGTGATTTAAACCCAGGTAAAGTACCTATTCAAGAGCTACAAACATCTAATGGTCAAGCTAAAATAGGTGCACTAGTACAAACGTATCAGTATTATTTACAAATGATACGTGATGTGACGGGATTAAATGAAGCTAGAGATGGTAGTCAACCAGATAAAAACGCTTTAGTAGGATTACAGAAACTAGCTGCTGCTGCGTCAAACACAGCAACTAAGCATATACTACAGTCTCTTATGTATTTAACTATTAGAACTGCTGAAAATATAAGTTTACGAGCTGCAGATATGTTAGAGTTTCCGCTTACTAAAAACGCGTTGATAAGTTGTATAAATCAATACAACGTTGGTTCTTTGCAAGACATAGAAAAACTAAACATGCATGAGTTTGGTATATTTTTAGAACTAGAACCAGACGAAGAAGAGCAACAAAGACTAGAACAAAATATACAAGTTGCTTTACAAGGTGGTCAAATAGGATTAGAAGATGCTATTGATATTAGACAAATTAAAAATATTAAATTAGCTAATCAATATCTAAAACAAAAACAAAAAGAAAGAGCTGAAGCAGCAGCAATGGCGCAACAGCAAAATATACAAGCTCAAGCTCAAGCTAACGCTCAAGCATCAGAGCAAGCAGCTTTAGCTGAAGTACAAAAGCAACAAGCTCTTACCGAAAGTAAATTACAATTAGAACAAGGTAAGTCACAGTTTGAAATACAAAAGTTAGAAAGAGAAGCTCAAATAAAACAAATGTTAATGGAGCAAGAGTTTGGTTATAACTTACAATTAGCACAAGCTAAAGTTAACGCTGAAGCTACTCGCGAAAAAGAAATAGAAGATCGTAAAGACAAGCGTGCTAGAATTATTGGTACGCAACAATCAGAAATGATTTCACAACGTCAAAACGACGAGCTACCAAAAGATTTTGAATCATCTGGTAACGACACGCTTGGAGGATTTGGACTTGAGCAGTTCGAACCTCGTTAAAAAAAACTTTTAATTATTTAATTATATTATATTATGTCAGAAGAAGTAAAACAAGAAGGTGAATTTAAAGCTAAAAAACCTTCTAAACCTAAAAATTTAGGTAAAACAAATGAGGTAACTAAAATTGAAATACCTAGTACAGCTGTAGAGGCTCAAGGTGAAATAGTGCCTGAAGTAACTAAAGTTGAAATAAAAGAAGAAGATGCCGTTCAAACACAAGAGACAAATGATAGCGATGTTACTGTCGAAGGATCCGAAGACAGTAGCGACAGCCAAGAAGTGGTTGAAGAAGTACGGGAAACCGAAGAGGAGATAGAATCTCCTTTAACATTAGTTGAAGAAGCCGAAGTTAAAGATCCGGTTGAAGTTTCTAAAGAACCTGTACAACAAGCAGAACCAACGAAACAGTTACCTGAAAATATTGAAAAGCTAGTTTCATTTATGCAAGAAACTGGTGGTACAGTCGCTGATTATGTGCGGCTTAACGCAGATTACTCTAATGTAGATAATACTACATTGATAAGAGAATATTATAAACAAACACGACCACATCTTGATTATGATGACATAAGTCTTTTATTAGAAGACTTTAGTTATGATGAAGAGTTAGATGAGGAAAAAGAAATACGCAAAAGAAAAATTGCGTTTAAAGAAGAAGTTGGAAAAGCCAAAAACTTTTTGGAAGACTTAAAAGGTAAATACTACGACGAGATCAAGTTGAGACCGGGCGTAACCCAAGAGCAACAAAAAGCAGTTGATTTTTTCAATCGATATAGTGAAGAGCAACAAGTTGTAAAACAAAGGCAGGAACATTTTAGCAATAAAACTAAAGAACTTTTTTCTAATGATTTCAAAGGTTTTGATTTCTCAGTTGGAGATAAAAAGTTTAGATACGGTGTTAAAAATCCTGAAAATGTAGCTAAAGCTCAAACAGATATTGCTAACTTCGTTAAGACGTTCTTAAACGATAAAGGAGAAATATCTGACGCTAAAGGCTACCACAAAGCTTTGTATGCAGCTCGTAATGCTGATACTTTAGCTCAACATTTCTATGAGCAAGGAAAAGCTGATGCTGTTAAAGATGTCATGGCTAAGTCGAAAAACATTTCGACAGAACCAAGACAGACAGCGCAAGGTGAAGTATTTGTAAACGGATTAAAGGTTAAAGCTATTAGTGGTGTTGATTCTTCAAAACTTAAAGTTAAAAAAGTAACATTAAAAAACTAAATTAATTAATCATGGCTATAAGTCCTTTATTTGGAACTATTGTTCCAAGTCAACAACAACAATTGCTAGACACGAACTTCCTGTCTTTTAATGGAGGTTCTAACCCTGGCGATTCTGATACATTTGCACAGCAGTATCTACCTGAGATTTATGAGCAAGAAGTAGAGCGATACGGCAACCGTACGCTTTCTGGATTCTTGCGTATGGTAGGTGCTGAAATGCCTATGACTTCTGATCAAGTCATTTGGTCTGAGCAAAATCGTTTACACATCGCTTATGAAGACTGTGCAAACGACCAAGTTAACACAATTACTATTCCTGTTGCAGCTGACGTTAAAAACGTAGTTTCTCCAAACTCAACTATCGTTGCTTTGGATGGAGCTGGTAACGAGCTTACAGGTGTTGTAACTGCTTCAAACCTAACAACTGGTGCTTTAACTGTAGCTCCTTACGATGCTACAACTACTGCAGCTCTTGCTACTACAGGTGTTAAGATTTTCGTTTATGGATCTGAATATGCAAAAGGTTCATCTACACCAAACAATACTTCAGCAACTGTTGCTGATGGTTATGTAAGTGTAGACCCTGCGTTTACTCAGTTTTCTAACTCACCAATTATCATCAGAAACAAATATGTAGTTTCTGGTTCTGACACTGCTCAGATCGGTTGGGTTGAAGTTGCTACAGAAGACGGAACATCTGGATATCTATGGTATCTAAAAGCTGAGTCTGAAACTCGCCTACGTTTCGAAGATTATCTAGAAATGGCGGTAGTAGAAGGCGAAAAAGCTGACACTAGTCTAGGTGCTGGTTCTGCGTTTGCGGCTGGTTTCAAAGGTACAGAAGGTTTATTTGCTGCTATTCAATCTCGTGGTAACGTAGAGTCTGGCTTTAACGCTGCTGCTGCGCAACTAACTGAGTTTGATAATATTCTAAGAAACTTAGATACACAGGGAGCTATTGAAGAAAACATGCTTTTCTTGAATCGCGAAACTTCACTAGGTTTTGATGATATGCTAGCTGCGGTGAATGCTGCTTACTCTGGTGGTACTTCTTATGGTATCTTCGAAAATTCAGAAGATATGGCATTGAATTTAGGATTCAGCGGTTTCCGCAGAGGTTCTTATGACTTCTACAAAACTGACTGGAAATATCTAAACGATGCTTCTACAAGAGGTGCTATTGAAGACGGATTAATTCCTCCAAGCTATGGCGTTAGCGCTATTGATGGAGTATTAATTCCTGCAGGTACATCAACTGTATACGATCAAATTCTTGGTACTAACATCCGTCGTCCATTCTTGCATGTACGATACAGAGCGTCACAAACTGACGATCGTCGTATGAAGTCTTGGTTGACTGGATCTGTTGGTGGTGCTTTCACAAGTGATCTTGATGCGATGGAAGTAAACTTCCTATCTGAAAGATGTCTTTGTGTACAAGGTGCTAACAACTTTGTATTATTTACTAAGTAAGATTATTTTAAAGGTAACGGGCGCTTCGGCGCCCAGAACCTTTATTTAACAATTATATTATATTATATCATGGCAAAAACAAAAGAAAAACCAGCCGTAGAAAAAGGTTGGGAAATTAAAGATAGAACGTATTTTGTAACCGGAAGGTACAAACCGTTAACATTAAGAATACCATCTAAGCATAGTACAAAAGTACCTATGTTGTGGTATGACGAAGAAACCAATACTCAAAGGGAATTGCGATATGCAACTAATATGGATAGTCCATTTAGAGACGAACAAGATGGTGAAGCTACTATTGGAACTATATTGTTTAAAGACGGTGCGTTAGTTGTACCCAAACAGTTTCAAGCTTTACAAAAATTGTTATCACTATATCACCCTTATAGAGGAAAACGTTATAAAGAATATGATTCAGTCGTTGAAGCTCACGACGAATTAGATATTATGGAGTTGCAAATTGATGCACTCAACGCTGCAAGAAGTATGGATGTAGATCACTTAGAAGCTATTATGCGTGTTGAAGTTGGAAGTAAAGTAAATCAAATGTCATCTAAAGAATTAAAACGAGATGCGCTTATGTTTGCTAGACAAAATCCAGCTTTGTTTATTGATCTTGCTAAAGATGAAAATGTACAACTTAGAAACTTTGCTATACTAGCGACAGAAGCTAAAATTATAAAAATAGCAGACGATCAAAGATCATTTACATGGGCGTCAAACGGTAAAAAATTAATGAGCGTGCCGTTCGAAGAAAATCCTTACTCTGCTATGGCAGCTTTCTTTAAGACAGATGAAGGTGTAGAAGTCTTCAAGTCTATCGAGAAAAAGCTAAAATAACATGTAACAATAGTATAGGGCTCGTTCACTCGGGCCTTATACTTAAAAAAAATATAAATGGCAATAAACGTAGATACAGTATATAAAACCGTTTTGCTTATACTCAATAAAGAACAAAGGGGTTATATAACTCCTGATGAGTTTAATAAAACAGCTACGCAGGTTCAATTAGATATATTTGAACAATACTTTGATGATCTTAATCAACAGCTACGTGTGCCACAAGCCGACTATGATTATACAGATCGGCAAATGAATATAGACGAAAAAATATCGTTTTTCAAAGCTATAGGTAACTGTACTTATAACACTTCAGGGGGTTTTTGGCAACTACCAAGTTCAGCTATAGGTAGCTCTACATTTAATATAAGATATTCTATACAACCTACGCTAGCCTCTGGTGACGCTTATTTTTATAGATTAGGTACTATAACATATACACCTTTAACTGGTTATCCAGTAGAGTTGCAAAGACTTCAACGCAACGATTTTTACAATATAGATCAATCACCACTTACGAGACCTACTAAAAGTTTCCCTTGTTATCTTTATGAAGGCAATAGACTTTATATTAAACCTACAGATATACAAACTGGAGAAGGCACAGTAGAGGCGTCTATAATTAGAAAACCACTTGATGTTGTATGGGGTTTTATTACAGGTGGCTCTGGTCAATACGTTTGGAGCCCAACAGATTCAAGAAGTTTTGAATTAGAACAATCAGAACAAGTCAATGTAATACTTAGAATATTACAATACTCTGGTATAGTTATACGTGACCCACAAATCATACAAGCTGCGTCCGCTGAAGTAGCACAAAACGAAGCAAACTCAAAAAGTTAATAGATGTCATTAATAAAAGAAAACAATAGGCAATATTACGAAGGCGCTCAAGGCTTTAGGTTTAATACGTCAGATCAAGACGAATTTCTTACGTCTACACCGTGGACTTTATCAACAACATTTAATACTGATTTAAAATTTTATGGTTATAAGTTAGACGTTAACGAAAAATATCCTTTAAACAACTTTAAGTTGTATTCTAGTTTAACAGCAACACCTGGTAGTTGGACAGAATACACTGATGCATATACAGTTTCTGGTAACACAATTACACTTGGGCTCGTAACGTCTGCTGTTGGATTCTCTAGCTCTCCACCAGGGAGTAATTATGTAGATGTTGCAACTGATTCTTTAACTTCTAATATAGAAGCCGGAGCATTAATACTTATACCTGATGCTCAATGGCAAGGCGGTATGAGTGGTAACAACGGGTGGGCGTTCGTGGATAGTGTTACTAATCAAGGTAGTAATGTAACTAGAATAGAATGGAGTGGTCAGGGTTATGGTAATGCTGCATGGGGACCAGGCACGGCAGTTACTATAATTAACTACATTAAAGAACAATCGCGGCCAACAACATACTTTGTTGTTCAACTTAAAAAACTAGACGGCGGCGAGTATGGGGCAACACCTCCAGAAAAAGCATACGGTGATGAAGTAGAAAAAAACTACGGGTCATATGCTTACACTAAACTAGATGACGTTATAAATAACTTTTTAGTTGCGTATGTTGGTGCTGGAAAACTTATACCTAGCGTAAAACGAACTGATGTAATATTTCACGCTAAACGAGCTATGCAAGAGTTTAGTTATGATACATTAAAAAGTGTAAATAAATTAGAAGTTAGCGTACCTCATAATCTTAGTATACCTATACCTCAAGATTATGTTAATTATGTTAATTTATATTGGATAGATAATTCAGGTGTTAAAAGAGTTATTATGCCTGGTAACATGTTAACTACAAATCCAACTGATTTATTTTTACAAGATACAAAAGGTGTACCAGTACAAGATCAGTTTAATGACAACATCGATACAACTTCAGTAACAGAAGATCGTTGGAAAAATAATATATTAAAAGAAAGAAATAACCCTGACTTTATAGATGACACAATACTAGGTTGGGAATATTACTATGGTTGGCCTGAGTTTGGTTATGGTCAACTTTATGGATTAGATCCACAGTTTGCAAACTCAAGTGGGTATTATACTATCAATGAAAGAGAAAATAAATTTTCATTTTCAGCAAATTTAGTAGATAAAATTGTAGTTATAGAATACATCTCTGACGGGCTTTCTACTGACTTAGATACAAGAATACCTAAGCTAGCAGAAGAAGCTCTCTATGCTTATCTAAAGCATGCTATATTAGCTAGTAGAATCAATCAACCAGAGTATATAATACAAAGACTTAAAAGAGAAGCTAGTGCTCAATTAAGAAACGCAAAGATACGTTTATCTAATATTAAATTAGATCAAATAGTGCAAGTTATGCGTGGAAAATCTAAACAGATAAAACACTAAAATTAAATGGCAGAAGTTAAAAATGCTTTTCTAAAGTCTAAGATGAATAAAGACTTAGACTCTAGACTTGTACCAAGTGGAGAATATCGCGACGCTGTTAACGTTCAAGTTATAAAGTCAGAAAGCGAAGACGTTGGTGCGTTAGAAAACGTGCAAGGTAATGTTTTAGTTGCAGACTTTGATGCTTTTGTAGGTGGTCAAAATTTAGTATCTATTGGTTATTTTGCAGATCAAAACTCTGGTAGAGTTTATTCTTTTTTCACTAATAACTTTTCTGGAACTAGTACAGGTTATAATCAAAATGGTTCAAACATAGTCGCTATGTGGGATAGTAGTACTAATCAAAAATTTGATTTAGTAAGTGGTCCTTTTTTGAATTTCCATGAAGACTTTCCTATAATTGGTGTTAATGTTTTAGAAGATCTTTTGTTTTTTACTGACAACAGAAACCAACCTAGAAAAATAAATATAGAAAAAGCTATAAATAATAGTTCATATTACGAGACAGAAGATCAAATATCTGTAGCCAAATACAACCCTTACGAGCCTATAGAAGTATATTCTATACCAGAATTAAACGGTGAACCTGACACCCGTGCTTTAGTTATCAATCCAAACACTGGAACTCCATACGAAGTTACTGTAGCAAATAGTGTTATTAATGAAAATAAAGTTTTACTAAATGGACCAGCGCCTGCTGATTTAGATATTAACTTAAATGGGGCTGTTGCTATACAAACACTAAATCCAACTAATTTTGAAATTTTAGATAGGGCTGTCCTTACTAAAGTAATACCTGGTGATCCAGTTACAGATCCAGCTACTCTTCAATTTAATAAACCAGTCACAGTAAGCGCTGGTGATGTTCTTGTTTTTTTTAAAATAGAAACATCAATGTACGATGTTGTATCTGAAAAACTACCCGATGATGTTACAGATAATCCATATAGAGAATCAAACTTTGCTGGAGATCCACAATTTTTAGAAGATAAATTTGTAAGATTTAGTTATAGATTTAAATTTGATGATGGCGAGTATTCTATACTAGCGCCATTTACTCAAGCTTGTTTTATACCAAAGCAAGATGGTTATTTTATTATTGACTTAGGGCAAAAGAAAAACGATGAAAAACAAACTTATTCTAGTACTGTAGTAGATTTTGCTGAAAATAAAGTTAATAAAATAGATTTACACATACCATTACCTAGTGTTGGTGGTACTTTACAAGATGATTTTAAAATAACTGAGTTAGATATACTATATAAAGAATCAGACGCTTTAGCTGTTCAAGTTGTAGAAACAATACCAGTTTCAAGGATAGCAGATCCAACTGTATCTCAAAATTCTAAATACTTTACTTTTAGCTATTTATCTACAAAACCTTACAAAACTTTACCTGAATCTGAGTTAACTAGAGTTTATGATAAAGTACCTGTTAAAGCTTTTTCGCAAGAAGTGGCTAGTAATAGAATTATATATGGTAACTTTCAAGATAAACACACACCACCAGAAGGTATAAACTACCAAGTTTTAGCTAATGAAAAAACAGAAATAACGGCAGGAAATTCAAATTTAGGTGCTGTAGAATATCCAACTAGTAATGTAAAAGAAAACAGAAACTATCAAGTTGGTATTGTTTTGTCTGATAAGTTTGGCAGACAGTCAACAGTGATATTATCTAACAACACATCGTCTACTGCTTCAGCAACTGGGTTTGGTGCTGATACAGCTTTTTTACCATACAGAGATGATAATACTGGATCGGAAGCTTGGGATTGGTTAGGTTCTTCTTTAAAAGTACAATTTAATGACGCTATACCTAATGACCCAAATAGTCAAACAGGAAAACCTGGGTTATACAATGGTGATCCAACTAGTTCTAACTACAATCCTCTTGGTTGGTATAGTTATAAGATAGTTGTAAAGCAAGTTGAACAAGATTATTATAATGTATACTCCGCCGGAGCAATGAAAGATGTTCCTTTTGATTATACTACCACCAGCCCGCCAGATGCTTCAAATACAAAAGAACCAGATACTTCTTTTATAAGTTTAATAAACGACAACATAAATAAAGTACCTAGAGATTTAACTCAGGTTGGGCCACAAGATAAAACTTTTAGAAGTTCAGTAAAACTTTTTGGTAGAGTAATGAATAATGTTACTACATCCAGTGAATTTGCTACCGCTAACGAACAGTTTTCACAAGCAAACTTTGGTAGTCCTGGTAGAACAGTGTTTACAACAAATGCTATTGAAGATTTATTTGATTTATTTGATGTGTTGCAGTTTGAAGACACCAACAATACTGTGTTACCTATAACAGATATAAAAAATCCATTTAGTTCTTTTTACAAATCTGATTCAAATCCTTTTATAGCAGAGTTCGTGACGTCTCAAGATCCAGATTTTCAATTTGGTGTTTTTAATACAATAAACAGTCAAACCAGTGAATATTCTCCAATAAATACTTTAGCTGTACTAGAAACAGCTCCTACAGTATCTAGACTTGAGATATTCTGGGAAACTAGTAGCGCTGGATTAATTAGTGATTTAAATACAGCTATAAACGAAGGCACAACAGGTGCTGTAGGTATTGTAGATTTTGACTTTGAAGCTTTTGAAGACGCTATGCCTGACGGTAGTGCTAATCCTACAGAACTTATAAATAATGGAAGCAATACGTTTTATTTTGTAGATGCTTCTGGTTCTCAAGTAGCGCCTAGTAACGTTGAAATGATTGTTACTGATGATGCTGGTAATTTTTTAAATGATCCTTTAAATCCTGGTTCAGATAAATTTAAATTAATAGATGATGGTGCTGGTGGTTTTAAATTAAGATTAGAAAATAATGAGTATCTTTATTACGAAGGACCTGCTTTAGCTGCTAGAAATAGATATAATTTTGAATTTGAAGTTACTGTTGGAGGTGTTACGAATACACTTTTTCCAGACGTAGGTGTTGTTACTGAACTACAAAACGTAGCGCCTTCTATAATTGTACCACCACAACTCCCTATTAGTTACACATCTGCTGACATAATAAATTTATTTCAGAATTTCAATGGTTCTGCTGATCCTGCTCAAGAAAGTAAAAATTTAACATTTACTATATCTAATGTAGTAGTGCCAGCTGGTCAACAACCACCTGTACCTAACACAACTAACTACGGTCTTAGTATACAAACATTCTCTCAAACACCAAATAACGGAGAAGTAAAGGTTGTTCAACCTATAAAAGGTGCTGTTATTTCTGAACCTAATTTTGGTTATATTACTTATGATGTAACTGTTACTGATGAAGGTGGAATGTCTTCAACCGAAACAATTACCACAACAATAGGTATACCAAATATTGCTGATCATTTTCAAAACGTAGGAAGGGTTTTAGAAATGGCGAATGGCGGTGTAGACTTTTTTGTAGACAGTTTAACTAATTTAAATAGTACAGCTGTTATACCATCAAGTTTCCAACAAGGTTATACTACAAGTGGATTAACGTATAACAATGAAGTATCTGGTTTAGTTTGTACAGCTGGTGATGCTAATGACGCTAGATACTACGCTAGAGCAAACCAAGAAAAACCAATTACAGCACCATCTAGTACTTTTTATGTACACTTTACAATTCAAATGACTGAAGAAAATGAATCTGGCGGTACTTATGCTGCTATTGAATATAGAAGCATAGGTTCTTCTACTTGGAGCATAGCTACAGATGTATTTGGAAACCCATGTATTTTTGACAATGAATATAGGTTTTTAAGAGATGCCACAGGTAACACTACATTGTCTGGTATGTACGCAGAAAATGATGGTGGGGTTTATGAAAATCAAATATACAAAAGCATTGTTGATCTTGCTGCGCAAATGGGACCAAGTGGTCCTATAATTGGTGGATTTTTAACAGAACCTTGTTCTAGAATATTTGTTTTAAATAACACTGGAGAATATAGGATAGCTAGTGGAAATGTTTATAATTCTTATAAAGCTTTTAATGCTATAGGCACACCACCAAACAGAACAGGTAGTGCTATATGTAGCGACACGCCAGAGTTATCAACAAATGTACAATATAGAATTGGTGATTTTGCTAATGTTCCGTTGGGAGATAACAAATTAAGAGGTTTTATTACAACTGGGCAGCAATCAAATATATATGCTTATGAAATAACTGCTTGGGCTCAGGGAGCAGCCACATGTGGAACTGGGGCTTTTCAACCTACTGGAGTTGTGTTTTATTCAGCATCACCATCTGCTAGATATTTATTTACACCGAATACAACATCAGGTTTAGGAACTGTTAATGATGCTATTTTTGATCTTTGGGATAACTCAAACTTAACAGGTAAATTTTCATCATCACCCAACGTTCCTAAAACAGGTACAATAGCAAATCCTTTTTACACTAGAATACGTAGAGCTGATGGAAATAACCTAGAACAAACAAGAGACGGAACTTACTTGTTAGAATATCCAAGTCCACTTAAAGCTTCAGAAGGTAGAATACTCGGCCCATGTCTTGACACCAAAACATCTAGTAGTAGCAGTAGTGGTGACGATGGCGGTGGAACTGGAACAGGTCCAGGTGGTGATGATTCAGGTGATTTACCAGATTTAGATGGCCCACCTGATCGAGTTGCACAATAAAAATATAACATGGCAGCAATAATAGAAGTTAAATTTTACAATTCGTTTTTACTTAGAAAAACAGTAATAAATAGAGCTACACCACTAAAACCAGAAGCTTTGTGGAACGGATCTATGGGCGTGCCTACAGATATACCTGGAGCTTTTCCTATATATACAAAGGTTGCTAATCCAGACAATGAAGAAGTTAATGTCAGTAAAAGCTGGGTTATAGAAGAATCACGAATAGAAGGTGGTTTTAATAACACTGAAATGGGTTATGGTGTAAAAGCTTATTTAGTAGATGATGAGCCAAACGCGAGTTTTAGAACATCATCACTAATATACTCTGGTATATTTAATTCTAGAACAGGTGTTAATGACACTAACGTATTTAGCGTAGGTGAAGATATAACTAAATCTTTAGATCCAGCACAAGGTTCAGTACAAAAATTATACGCTGAAGATACAAACTTAATTATATTTCAAGAAAATAAAGTTAATAGAGCGTTAATAGATAAAGACGCAATATATACAGCTGAAGGTGGAGGTACACCAGTTAGTCAACTTAATTTAGTAATAGGTCAAATAGTACCTTACGCTGGCAACTATGGTATAAGTAAAGATCCTAGAAGCTTTGCTGTATATGGTTATAGAAAATACTTTACAGATAGAGATCGAAATGCTGTTCTTAGATTATCACAAGACGGTATAACTGAAATATCTAATTACGGTATGGTTGATTATTTTAGAGATCAGTTTGGTAATTTAGATACACCTACACAAAAAGGAGTTATTGTAGGTGGTTGGGATATATACGCTAAACAGTATGTAGTTAGCTTGCAAAAACCAAATAACGACTACCAAACGTTATCATTTGATGAACAAGTTTTAGGTTGGCCTAGTAGATTTACTTACGATCCAGATCAAGCTTTTAGTCTTGATAATAAATTTTACACTATAAACGGTGGTATGATATACCAACATAATTTTCAAAATGAATCCAACGATAATAGAGGTAATTTTTATAATCAATATTCACCATCAAATATAACGTTTATATTTAATCCAAGCGCTAGCACTTCTAAAGTTTTTAAAACAGTGAACTATGAAGGCTCAACTGGTTGGGAAGTTACAGCTTTTAATGCATCAAGATCTTTCGAACAAAACGACACAGCGGCGTTTATACGTAGTTACGATGAGGGTGGTTATTTAGAAGGAGGTATAGTATATTATTCTGGATTTTATAAAAAGGAAGGTAAGTATTTTGCTAATATAGTAAATGACAGTCAGCCAACACAGGGTGAGGTAGTGTTTGGTAACAGTATATCAGGTGTAAAAGGTTATTATTCTACTGTAACTATACAAACAGATGCTAGCACAAAAGACAACACAGCTTCAGGAATAGGTGGTGTACCAAGAGAATTATTTGCAGTGTCGTCAGAATATGTAGAATCATCATATTAAATTAAATGGAATTAAAAACTCGTAACATTACAGAAAAAGACTGGGGCATGCTTTGCTCTTGGTGGGAAGGTCATAAATGGCCTATACCAAATAATGACGCTTTACCAGATAATGGTACAGGTGGTATAATTATTGAAGAGAATAATATACCAGTTATAGCTGGGTTTATATTTAAAACAAATTCAAAAGGTTGTTGGTTAGAGTTTATTATATCAGATCCTAATTATAAAAATGATAGGTCTCATATTATAGACAAACTAATTGATGACGCAGAAAAAATAGCAATAGATATGGGATTTAAGTATATGTTGTTTATAGGTAAAAGCAATGGTATACGTAAATCTATGAGAAATAAAGGCTGGTTAGAAGATCCAAAGCCTTCACACGAGTTAATGAAAAAAATAAATTAATTATGGGAATAGCAACAGCGATGGTTGTTGGTGCAGCTGTTACTGGTATTGGTACTGCAGTAGCTGCGGGTCAACAAGCAAAAGCAGAGCGTAGAGCTAGAAGTGATAAAAACCGTTTAATGGACGAGCTTGAAGAACTTGAAAACTCAAGACAAGAAATTATAAATCCTTACGAGGATGTTGTTTCTTTGGAAGGTATGATAGTCGATAACTCAGGTATGCTTTCAAATCCATTTGAAAATGTAGGTGTTGCTACGCAGGCAGCTGAGTTTCAAGCTGAAGAAGCAGATATTGCTTTAGCTAATACATTGGACTTATTAGCTTCTACTGGAGCCAGTGCTGGTGGTGCTACTGCACTTGCTCAAGCTGCATTGCAAAGTAAAAGAGGTATTGCTGCTAGTTTAGAATCTCAAGAAGCTAAAAATCAAGAACTTATAGCAAGAGGTGAAGAGCGTTTGCAAGATAAGCAAATGTCTGAAGCGGAGAGAGTTCAAAACGCTCAAATGACAGAGGCACAACGTATGCAACAAGCTGATGTGCTTGGTAAAGAGTTTGTATATGGTGAAACAGAACGCAGAGAAACAGAACAATTAAACAGAAAGCAAGCTCAAATAACAGGTGCGGCTCAACAAGAAACGGCGGCAAGACAATCAAAAGCTCAAGTTATAGGAGCTGGTATTGGGGCTGTTGGAAATATAGCTAGTGCTGGTATAGGCGCAATGAATAACTAAAAAAAAGTATGGCAAAGTTACCACAATTTTCAAGAAATTACGGCAGCAGAGGAGGTGCTTATGAAAGACCTACTACTGTGGTAGACACTCCTTCTAACAATCCATGGGCTAAAGCTATTGAAACAATGGGTCGTATAACTGCTCAGCAAATTGCTAAGCGGTCTAAAAACAATTCACTAGCCGTACAGCAAACTCAAAAATACTTAGATGAAAATGCTAAATTTGTTTTAGATAGCTACGATGAATTTAGTGACAACATGGAAAAGGTTGGTATAAATAACCCTAGTTTAAATCAAGTAGGCTTGTTTGCTATTGATAAAAAAGCAAACGCTTACATGGGCATGAAGTCTGCTAGAAGTAAACAAGAGCAGGCTGCATTTGCTAAAGAATATGCTTTTTGGGACGGTAAAATAAATGAACTTGGTATAGTTGTAGAGTCAGGCAAGCAAGCTGACGCTGGTTTTACAACTGATTACATAGATGGTTACGCTAATGTTAATATGCCTAATGGCGTGTCTACAGTTAACATGAACGAAGGTTTATCTAAACAATATCAATTAGCTATGCCAGCAAGAACAGGTACTACTAGAAACCCTAGAGAGCAATGGTTTTTTGATGAAAATGATAACTGGAAACTTAAAACTATGTATACCAGTGATCAAATAACAAATGCTTTTGAAAAAGGTGAAATAGATAACAACTACATAGTGGCAGATCCTAAAGTTTTGTTTGCTTTTGATGGCGGTAGAATAGATGATTTAGTTAGCGCTAGAAATAAATTTTTAATTGAGTCTGGTATTGTAGATGAAAAAACAAAAAAATATACAGATGAATATGTTCTTGGGGTAGAACAAGGCACGACTAAAGATGGTAAGTATAATTATCAATTTAGACCACGTAATCAAGGTAAAATAGAAGGCACGACATCTGTGTTTATAAACGCACAAACAAGAAGTTACGCTAAATATCCTCATCAAGCAATGAGTTTGTGGAACACTACACTTGGTCAAGGTGCTAATATAGATCCAGCTATTGTTAAAAATTTAGAAAAACAATTTGGCGTTAAGTACAGACAAGATGAAACTGGTGGTTATAAATTAGATATGTCAATGGGTGACACTGGTACAGCATTTAATCCTGAGTCTGTAGCTTTGTTAGAAGCTGCTATAGCTGATTTTACATATTCAGATTTACGTGATGGTAATGATAGCAATTATACATTAGCTAAAACAGATAGTGATAAAGATAAACCTGTAGACGTTTCTTACATAGATAAAATTAAAATAGACGCTAAAGGCACAGGACCTGTAGAAGAAGGAAAACCTTTATTTAACTTAAGTGAGGTCGAAGTTCAGTTATCACCTTACGGGTTTAGAGTTTCTGGACCTGAAGTTATAGTTGGTGGTAGACAAGGTCGAACTTTGACAAAATCTACACCTGGTGGTGATAGATCTGTAAATGTATTTGAAAATTTAACTGAAGATAAACTTAGAGACCTGTTGAAGTTTTTAGATACAGGTGATAATACTTATCTACAGGACATACAGGCAGAGCCGCAAGATTACAAAGGAATTGATTTACTAACTGTACCAGGTCAATAAAATAAAATAATATGAACGAAGAGCAAATAGCAGAATTGAAAGCTTTAGTTGATGAATTAGAATCTCAAGGTTTATCTACAGCTGACATACAGACTAAAGTAGACGAACGTAAAGCTACTTTTGTAGAGGGAAAGACAAACGGTGTTGCGGAAACGGATGCAACTGTAACACCGCAACCGGAGCAAGCATCCGAGAGTACGGAATTAGAATCGGTGGATATTTCTTCGGACTCACAACCAAAGCGTAAAGGTAGAGCTCAAACTAGGCAAAACGAACTAGACAAACGTCAGCAACCAACAGACTTGGAGTCTCAGCAAACTTACGAAGATGCAATGGCTTTTAATGATGTTGATAATGATTTTTTAAATAACCCTATAGATTTTACGCCTAAAGGTATAGGTAGAGAACTACAACCTTATGATCCACAGACAAATGAAAATTTAATAAACACTGTGTTTGATCCTCGTTGGAAAAACCCTACTACTGGTGAGTATGTAGAAGAGTTTGATTTAGTATACAGACCTGATTACGATGAAGCTGGTAACTTAATGGAAATAGTTCAGCCGTATGAGCAGGAGTTGTTTGATGCTAAAAACATGCTGATAGAAAACGGTGTTGAAGAGCCTAACAATGAGCAAATACGTAAGCTTGCTGAAAGAAATATAAAAAATAAATACAGATACGACACCAAAAAAAGAAAGTCTACAGAGTATTTAGATTCAATATCAAACGAAGAAAGAGAAAAGCTTGTACCCTACAAAGTTGATGAGTACATAAAGTTAGATAAGAAACTTACAAGCGCAACTGATCAATATCAAACTATATTTAACAAATACAAAGATAGTCCTAATAGTACAAACTTAATAAACATATCAGCTAGATTTGATGATCCTGATTATAAGTTTGATTTAAGTGGACTTCGTAGCGCTAAAGATGCTGATGTATATCTACAAAGAATAAATGAACTAGGCGATCCTAAAAAACTGTTTACACAAGCTAGTGTTGATTTATATAATAATCTTGTAAATAAATATAAAGACACTGTTGAAAATGCTGAAACTGTTGTGTTATCTACAGGTAAAGAGGTTCCAAAAGCAACTTTTAATTTATATAAAGATTTAGTTAAAGAAAATCAAGAGGTAAGTAGTGTATTAGCTGGTTTAGAAAAAGAGATAGACGAAATACCTGTAGAATTAAGTGAAGCTGAAGTTGAGTTGGAGTTCTTAAAAAAGAATTACAGTACGCTACAAAAAATGGGTACTAACGCTAGAAACTTACTTGGTTCTATACCTTACAAGTTTGCAGGTGGCGTTACTAGAGTAGCTACTGATGCTTATGAAATAGCTTTAAATAAATTGTTTGGTATAGAGGAGGATGTTGTTGAAAACGTTTTAAGAGCTAGTAGTCCTTTTACTGTAAACCCATACGCTATTACAGACTTTACTACTGATATTGTCGAAAAAGCAGAGGACATGTACAGAAAAAAGTACAAAGATGATGTTGCTTTTGACGACGCTTTTAATAGCTTAGAAAACTTTGGTGAATACGCTTTGCAACAAACTGTAGGTCAAAGTGCAACGTTTGCAATGCTGGCATCTGGCTTATATCCAGGTATGATAGGTATTGGTGCTAGCTCATATGATGATCAAAGAAGATTGCTGGACAAAGAAGAAGAACTACTAGGTACAGAACTGTCTACACATTACAAAGCAGCAGTAGCTACTGGTTTTACTGTGGCTGAAGTTGGATTAGGTTTTGCACCTACATTTTTTGCTTTAAAAAGAGGATTTAACGCTGCTGATTTAATAGGTAAAAGAAAATTAGTAAACGAAGGTTTTAAAAATCACTTTAGAAAACAATTTACAAGAGCTGGTGTTGACGGAGCTGTTGTTGAGCCTCTTTCCGAAAGTGGTACTATTGTTGTACAGAATGGTATTGATATACTTAGAGGCAAAGAAGGCGTAAGCATATTCGACAACGCAGCTCAAGGGGCTTTTGACGGTATGTTTATAGGTAGTGGTTTAAACTCTGTACCTGTTATTAAAGGTATGGTTTTATCAAACCTATCTGATTACAATAGTTTTGAAAGTTACAGAAAAAACTTAGAACAAATGGCTGAGTTAAACGAAACAGGTTTAACTTTAGACAAAAGAACTAAGGAATACAAAGTAATACAACAGCAAGTAGCAGATTTAAACGAGGCTAATAATGAAATAATAAAACAAGTAGAAGAAAAAGTTGTATCTAATTTAACTACTGAAGGCTTTGATTTATACGCAAGAGCAACTTCAGAACAAGAGCAGTTAAGACTTGAAGCTAAACAAATACTTGAAAGTAATAAATTAAGTAATAAAGAGAAAAAAACAACATTACAGCCATTATACGCTAAATTCGAGCTATTGCAATTAGCTAGAGATAATTTTAGAAAAGATTATAAGATTAACATAGATCTACTACCTAAAGCAGAGCGTAATAAATATATTGATAGAGCCAAAGTTGAATTAGAGCAAGAAGGTGGAGAGTTTACAAACTTACAATTAAAGCAGCGAGCTGAAAAGCTATGGCAGATAGATACGTTTGACGCGAATATAGAGCAAAGTTTAAAAGCAAATGAAGCTTTGAGTGAAGCTGGTGTTGATCAGAATTCTTTTGTAGCTGAAACTAAAGCTGAAGCTATAGATGCTTTTAGTGACATGCTAGACGCTAGACTTGCAGATCCAAATAGTGGACTTACAGAAGAAGATGCTAAAAAGCAGTTAGCGCAGTTTACTAAAAACGTAAACTCTGGTTCTGCTAATGGTATTAACTTATCATTGCGTAATACCGAAACAGGTAAAACTACATATGATATAGTTATAGTAAAAGAAAATGCTATAGCAAATGGTAAAACAGCTACTAACATACATGAGATTGGTCACACGTTATTTACAGAAGGATTAAGTTCTAATCCTGAAGCTTTTGAAGGCCTAGCAAAAACAGTGATGAATCACCTTGAAAAGTCAAACCCATCTTCTTACAGAAGAATAAAGCGTAGAACTAAAGGTCAAGATGCAGACGAGGTTTTAACTAATTTCTTAGAAGAAGTTTCTTCAGGTAGATTAGATTTAGAGGCCGAACAGAATAAAGGTTTATTAAGCTTTTTAAGTTTTGGTATAAACAATTCTATTAAAGACGCTACAAATAATCAAACCAGTTTTAATCTAACGGGTGAAACAGGTGTTGTAGATTTTCTTACAACATTAGGTACTAAACTAAAAGAAGGTACTTTAAGCGTTACAGACGTACAACAAATACAAGAAGGTAGACCAGTAAAAGAAACTAAACCAGAAGTAGTTGAAGACGTAGAACTTAGAGCGGCGGCTTCAGAAACAAATCAAGAACAAGCTTCGCAACTTGTTCAAAGTATATATGATCAACAAGGCGCAGCTGGTGCTTTTGATATCATTGAGCAATTTAAACCTATAACATCTAGACTAGTTCAACGTAGAGCTGAAGCTCCAGGCTTTGATAGACAATTACTTACAGATGAAATAGAAACAGGTAAACGTGGTATATTAGATCTAATTAATGAGTATAATCCTGAGTCAGGTGTACCATTAGCTGCGTATATAAATAAGTTTTTACCAGCCAGAGCTATCGAAGCTTCTAATAGAGTTTTAGGTGAAGAGTTTACTGCGGATGTTACAGAGGCTAGAGGTGTTGTAGCTGAAGAAGCTGCAGTAGAAATTACAGAAGAAGCTAAAGGTCCAAGAAAACCTACTGAAACAACCATATTTAGCGATACAGTACTAGCTAATTTAGGTGTAAATAAAGCTGAAGCTGAAAAACAAATATCTGATGCTACTAATAAAGCGTTTCAAGGTCAGGAGGTTACAAGGTTTGGTCAAACTAAAAATGTACCAGCTGGGGTTGCTGAGATATACGGTAAAATGTTTGGTGTAAACCCAGAAACTATATACGATAAAAAACGTAACTACTCTAAAAAAGATGCTGAAGGTTTAACACGTATAAAGCAATACTTAATAGACAACGCTACTAGTGACTTTGCTAGACTACCAAAAACTAAAGATGACTTTGGTAAAGCTACGTTTATACCTAACAACGTAATGAACGCTTTGTACACAGACGGTGAACTAACAGGTACACTAAAAGATTACTTAGATCTTGTTAGAGAGAAACCTGTTAAACCTATTTACAGAGACAGAGTCGGTCAGACTATACGGGGCTTATTTAATACTAGTATTAGAAATCGTATGGTTGAAGATCTTATACCTAGTAAACCTAAAAGAGCTAGAGCTGGTGCTAAGTTTAGTCTTACACCTAAACAAACTAGTGTGTTAGAAGATGTATCTGTAGCTAGAAACATTAACACAGTGTTGGATCTTTTAGGTTTAGATAGCGCTAGTGTAAACGACGAAAACAGAGCTGAAATACAAGAAGCTCTTCTTGAAGCTATAAAGAAATACGGATTAACACCTAACGACATTTTAGCTGGAGCGTTTACTTCTAGTGGATCTACTAGAGTTCAAGTTGGCAGAAGTAAAAATGGAAAATTAGTACCTTTAGCTAAAAAACTTGATGAGTATTTAAAATCTCAAAACATACAAGGTAAAAAAGGTGATTACTGGTATGAGTTAACTGATGGTAATTGGGTTAAAGGTGAAAGAGCAATACTAAAAACTGGAAGAAACAAAGGTAAAAAGGGTAAGAGTTTTGTGTCGCCAGTTGGTGTAACTAATCTTTTACCACAAAGAGGTAGATTGTATTACGGTAAAAGTGATCCTAAATACATTGAAGCTTTAGAAGCGGCAGAGGTAAATTTAAAAGGTAAAAAACAACCTAAAGCTATAAGAGTTAGCGTTGAAAAAGCTGATACTGAAGCTGGTATAGCTCAAGCCGAAGTTAACATGGAGGTTTTAGAAAACGTTATTAAACGACTTGATAAAGCTGTTAAAGCTGGTATGCCAAAATCTTTAGCCGCTATGATTATAGTTCAAGGTTACCAAGCAACTAGTGGATTAATAAAGATAGCTGCGCCATTTAAATATAGATCTTTGACTGAAAAGTACGCACCTAAAGGTGCTAAATCAGAACAAAGAACTGGTGCTAAATTTAGAGAAGAACATAACCCACCAGCATCTGTTATAGGTGCATCGATTATATTTGCTTTATCAAATGGCACTACAGATATCATAACACAAGCTATTAAAGATAATTACTATCAAACTAGATTATCTAAAGCTGATGACTTTAAATTAGATCTAGCTAAGCTAGACGCAACACTACCACAAGGTTATACTATACTACAGAATCCTGCCATACGTTTTGTAAAAGCTGGTATTGATTTAAATAGTATTATAAACTACGATACAGGTAAGTCACTAGCTGAAGAGTTAGGTGTTAAATTAGATAAGTCTAAAATAAACGCTGACACTGTTGCCAAACAAAACCAATTAGTAGCTGATGTTATAGATGGTAAAAGAACACCACAAAACGCGCAGAAGTATTTAGATGAGTATACTAAGCTAGATCAAAAAGTAAAAGTCTCTTATTCAAACACCAAGAAACTTCCTGCTGGTATAAGACTAGAAGATCCAAGTACGTTTGATTCATTTGGTATGGTTGACATTGTTGCTAGGCAAATGTTTCCAGAGCAAGCTAACTCAGATGTTGTTAAGTCAGGTAGAATTACAGCTTACGAAGCACTTGATCCAGAGCAACAACTTAAGGTAGCAGAAAATGTTCCTGGTACACCAGTTGAAAAAACAATAGCTATAATGAAAATGTCAGACACAGCTATTGATAACGCTCGTAATGCTGATGCTGAAAGTAAAGGTATAAGTGTTTGGGACTTTGATGACACATTAGCTACAACTAAATCTAACGTATTATACACTATGCCTGATGGCACAGAAGGTGTTTTAAACGCTGAAGAGTTTGCTAAGCAAGGTGAAGAGTTGTTACAGCAGGGCGCTGAGTTTGACTTCAGTGAGTTTGAAAAAGTTACCGAAGGTGGTAAGGGTCCTATGTTTGAAAAAGCTGTAGCTCGTAATAGAAAGTTTGGTAATAACAATGTGTATATACTTACGGCTAGAACGCAGGCAGCAGCAGAACCTATACATCAGTTTTTAAAAGCGATAGGTTTAGATATACCGCTTAAAAATATTGTAGGTTTAGGTAACAGTACACCAGAAGCAAAAGCGACTTGGGTTGTAAGTAAAGCAGCTGAAGGTTATAATGATTTTTATTTTGCAGATGATGCATACAAAAACGTTAAAGCTGTTCGTGACGCTTTAAATGTACTAGACGTTAAGTCAAAAGTAAGACAAGCTTATGTTAAGTATAGTAACTCAGAAGCTTTAGACAAAGGATTTAACGATATACTGGAAGAAACTACTGGCATTGCATCGGAAAAAGAATATAAGAAAGTAAAAGCAGAAGTAGCTGGAGCATCGCTTGGTAGAGTGTTTAGAGGTATACCATACTCAGCTCAAGACTTTGTAGGTTTGTTGTATGAAACATTAAGCAAAGGTAAACTTGGCGATGCCCAGATGGCCTGGTATAAAGAACACTTGATTAAACCATATGCTAGAGCTGTTAATGATATTGATAATGCTAGACTTAGCGTTATGCAAGACTACAGAGCTCTTAAAAAACAATTAGGCTTTGTACCTAAAAACCTACGTAAGAAAATACCTGGCGAACCGTATAGTCGCGAGCAAGCTGTACGTGTTTACATTTGGAACAAGTTGGGTTATGATGTACCTGGTATTAGCAAACAAGATCTAAAAGATTTAAGCGAGCATGTTGCTGATAATGCAGACTTGCAAGTGTTTGCTGATCAAGTTATTGCTATACAAAAAGGCGATTATGCTAAACCAAAAGAAGGTTGGCCAGCTGGTACTATAACAACTGATATACAAGAAAGTATAAACAAAGGTGTTAGGGCTAAGTATTTAACACAGTGGCAAAACAATGTTGATGTTATATTCTCTGAAAAGAACATGAACAAGCTTGAAGCTGCGTATGGTAAGAAGTATCGCATAGCTTTAGAGAACATGTTAGACCGTATGAAGACTGGTCGTAATAGAAGATTCTCTGATGATAGTTTAACAGGTAGATTTACAGACTGGTTACAAGGTAGTATTGGTGCTATTATGTTCTTCAACTCTAGATCAGCGTTATTACAGAATTTATCATCTATAAACTTTTTAAACTTTACAGACAACAACCCGCTTGCAGCAGCTAAAGCTTTTGCAAATCAAAAACAATACTGGTCAGACTTTTCTAAACTTATAAATTCTGACTTCTTAAAAGCTAGAAGATCTGGTTTACGTATGAATGTAAACGAAGCGGACATTGCTGACATGGCTAAAAAAGGTGGACCAAGAGCTGTTATAAGTAAACTATTACAGTTTGGTTTTACACCTACACAGGTAGCTGATAGTTTTGCTATCGCGTCTGGTGGTGCTACGTTCTATAGAAACAGGATAAAATCTTTAATGAAACAAGGAATGTCTCAAGCTGAAGCAGAGACTCAAGCATTTGAAGATTTTAGAGAAACAGCTGAAGAATCTCAACAGTCTGCTAGACCAGACCGTATATCAATGCAGCAAGCTGGTCCTCTCGGTAGACTGATATTAGCTTTTCAAAATACACCATCTCAGTATGCTAGAATAATAGACAAATCAGTACGTGATCTTAAAAATGGTAGAGGCGATAGAAAAACAAATATAAGTAAAATAATTTACTACTCTACTGTACAGAACTTACTGTTT